AGTGTTGCGGAATTAAGGTTTATTATTTCTTTTAATTCGTCTTCTTTGTCTTTATTTGTTAGTTGTATATAATCTACTAACTCTTTAAGTGTGGTGGCTGTATTATTAATGTCTCTTATTAAATTAGTTTCGTTTTCTCTTTGCTCTTGTATGAAAAATTTTTTCATTAATCCAGCAAATTGCTCTCTTAAATAAGATATTATATTATCTGCACTTTCGAAATCTTTTATGTTATTGTTGTTGGGCAAGTTTTTTATTTCTTTAATAAACTTGTAAATATTAATATTGTCTACATATTTGTATTTTATGTCTTTGTTATTTTCATTTAGAAGAAAAGTTTCATATTCAACAAAGACGCTTTTTTCTATAAAAATAAATATATGTTTATTTTGTTCTATAGCTGTCTTTAATTCCATATTTGATATAGAACGTTCTTTATTTCCTTCGCTTATACTTCCAAATCGATTGCCGATTATAGAAATGAAAATATCAATGTTTGAAATTTCTTTATAACAATAATTTTGCAAAGATTCATTTGACCCGTAAGCTATATCTCCCTCTTCATTACGTATAGGCTCATATCCAATACTTTCTAAAAATTTGTCTAATTCTAAACGTACTAATCGCAAATCATAAAATGTTGAGCTTATGAATACACGTGGTTTTGCCATAGTATTATTTTCTTTCGATTAACAAAATTAGTTTTTCTAAATTCTGGCTATTCCTATTGTTAGCCTCTGCATTGAGTATATTGGCTTCTGCATTTTTCTTACTGGCTTCAGAAAGATTTTGGATGCACTCTATATACTCGGATACATTATGGGTTGAATCAATATATGATTCATTTGTACTATATTGATTATTTTGGGAGAATGCTTCTCCTTTTCCGGTTAATAACCAGTACGCATTAACCTTTTCTACTGAATTGACTATTTTTTCAAGTATATCACTTGATGGCTTAGAAGCTCTGTCCTTTCCTAAGTAGTTAGATATGCTTGTAGGGGCTATTCCGATAGCACGTGCAAAGGCGGCTTTGTTTCCGTCAAATAACTCTTCGACAATATATTGTAATCGCTCTGCTATACTCATTGTAGTACAAATTGGTTAAAAATAGTAAATATAGTATGAAATAATAATCAATATAGTTGTTTTTAATTCTCAATATAGTATCTTTGCAACATCAACGTCAACAACGACTACAAAATAATGAAAAATAGTTGAGTTGGCAAAATTAAAGTAATACCTAAAAAGGAGTAAGACAATGAAAAAGTACGATTTACACAAGATTATGAAAGCGGCTCACGAGATATACAGAAAGTATTTCAAGCTATACCAGCTTACTCACGGTGTACAGACTTTCGGTGATTGCTTGAAACTCGCTTGGGCTAACGAAAAGAAACGTGTTGCTGATGAAGAAGCGAGAAAGGCTGAGAAAGAAGTAATGAAAGCAGCTTTGGTACGACCGGAAAGAAGAAGTTCTTATGATTACTGCAACGCTCCAGCTTCAGCTTACTACAATCAGAACAGCAAAGGTGCCTTTGGTTCCCGTTACGTAGGCGATTAAGATAATTATTCGCAGAAAAGGCAGCTACATATACCATGCAGAATAGCTGTACGCTTAACATGAATACTTGCGCAAGTGGCGTGCAAAGCCTTGCATGGGCGAATTGAAAGATTCTCCGTCTGGTCATTGAGCCTACCCTTTGATGGGAGACGGAGAACGAGATGGAGTGATTACCCTAAGTAATCCGTTCCAGAAAGCGATACTGGCGCTTACCCTCAATCCCAGCATAGAGGACGCGAGAGATACCCGGAGTAGCAAGAATTTGCGACGATGTCTGAATGGAAGTTCAGAACGAGCGAAAGATTTGCAACGGTGCGAAATAGGAAGCCGACATGCCCCGAACGGTCATGCAGCGAAGTACAGTAGCTGATAACTCCGGTGGGAAGAGCAGAGAGAGCTTATCGGGGCACGAATATTAATCGAAAATAGAGAGAATATGAATGAAATAATAGATTACATTAAGGATTCACCAATCGAGTATGCGATTGATGCCTTGTCTGTGAATTATGTGATACAGACTATTGTTCAAATGGTACTGTTCCCCTTTGTGCTATACTTTTGTTGGAGGGTTTTTAAAAAGATACTTCGTAACATGAAATAATTAACAGAAACTCCTTACAATAGTATATGTAACCAATACGATGATAAACAGCAGGAATGAGACATACGAACATCCTTCACAGAATACGAAGATTTTTCTCAATGGAGTAATAATAACGTGTGTGTGGAATAAATGAGGTGTTTTGATGTATTATGCTTATCACAAAGGGTGGAGGAATTACCTTAATACTAAACTCATAAGGAGACACCCTGAGATGTTTCAATTGGTTTCTACAGCTTATACCCTAATTACAGAGGTGAAGACAGAAAATGGTGAAGATGCGTTTCTTCTGAATGAACTATAGAGAGGGGAGTAAATAATTTAATAAACGTGAGTAAAAACGAACTTATGAAAGCAATTATAGAAAAGCAAGTGACAATACTTCCTGCAAATAGCGGGTTTGTCAGTAAGAGTGATACCGGGAGAGAACCTTGCATAGTAATTATCAAGTTGTTCTCAATCCCGATATACAGAAAAGAAGTAATTATACCCAAATGAGTTTTAGTAACTCGGAATATGGAAATTGGGTTTTGACACTCTTCAAGGCTCCTTCAAGGAAGTAGATTTCACACCCACCTCCTTTTAGAGGACATACACTCTGAATTGCATCAAGATTGATGATGCACTTTTCCCCGTTAACAGGGATTTCAATGAATTTACTCATACTTACTTAATTTTAAATGTGGCAATGCAAAGTTAAGTAAATCTCCCGAATAAAGCGTGATGCCGCCAATCGGATTGGCTCGGGAGAGCTCAAATACTAATCATTAAAAAATTATAGCGATGAAAAAGCGAATAATCACAGAAAACTACACTCCGGCCTTGAGAGATATGGAGGTAGGGGAAGTTCTAACTTTTCCGGTTAAGGCGTATAACTCCATAAAGGGGACAATTATCCCCCGATTGAGATTGGAGTTCTGCGTTGAGGATGCTGACTGGAAAGTAGGGGAGGTTGACAAGAGGAAAGGTATTTTTGATGTGGAAAGAGTCGCATGATGATTTCCCTTTCTCCTACGGAACTGCTTGTCGCGAATGAGTACTGCAAGGGGCTTGCCGACAAGGAGGTGGCGGACAATCTGAATAAATCGGTTTGGACTGTCAAGACCCAGAAAAGGGCGATATATCGGAAGCTGGGTATCTCCAAAGATACGGAACTGCTTCTGTATATGATTTGCGATAGGCTTAAGCGTGATTTTGACTTGAAGGAATTGCGCAGGCACGGACTTGAATTCCTCTTCTCTATTTTATTCTTATTGATGCAGGTTACTTGTAATGATATTGACTTACGGAGAATGAGAATACCATCACGGGTACGGACAGCCATGCGATATATAAGGACTGGCCGAAAGAATAATAACGACTTTATTTTTTAACGGTATGATATACGAAGTGAATGGTGATTTACGTAGTTCCATGTTGATTGACGGGACCGCGGAGGCGAGATTGGCAGACATCCTCACTATTATGGATAAGCGCACTTTCCCAAAGAGAGAATCTGAAAAAATAGTAGGAGGTCCGGGTAGGTTAAGAGCGTTGGTAAATGCTCAAAGAGTGAGAGTTGAGTATAAATCTAATGGGAGAAGCTATTACAATGCTTCGGATGTGTTGAGCTTTGCAAAAGTAAGAAAGGGAAAGAACAATGAAAAGAAGAATCATTATAAACGTGCTACTGCTTAACGTATTGGCACTACCATGTTTATTGATGTTTAATGATGTAGACTCGGTAACGGGAGACTGGAATTATGGTATAAACCTTTTTGGCCTTGTGTATTCGTATTGGTTTTATCACAATGTCCTGAAAAAGGTGTTCAAGATATAGACCTCAGCGGAGGAAGTGTTTCACACATAATTAGATTGATTTAGAATTAGACATGGGAGCTGTCTCTACTCGTGAGAGTAGGGACAGACACGGGCAATTAGCTCAGCTTGGTAGAGCGGTACATGTAGTTAGTATTGGTAATTTGTCATGGTATTGTTTAAAGGTTTCATGTACAGGTCGCGGCGTTCAAATCCCGCATTGTCCACAAGCTTTTTATTGTTTAATCTATAATTCCGTTGTAAAGGACAACGTGAGGTGAGAGTCCTCATTTAAGTTTTTATTTTGCTTTTGTTTTAAGTGACTATCCCGGTGTGGCTTGACCGCCTATCCGGGAGCAACTTTGTTGACCTGCCTGCCCGGTCTGTGAAGATATGGTAGGCAAATATGGGCGTTCGGTGTAATGGCTAACACAACTCATTTGAGGAGATTGGCGGTTCGAGTCCGTCAACGTCCACAATCCAAGAGAGGGTTATTTAGTAGTTTTGTCGTGTTTTATTTTTTGTTTGTGTTTCAAGGTGAACGGTTTGTGAAAATAGTTCACCTATTCTGGGAACGTAGCTCAGTGGATAGAGCACCGTGTGTGGTGGAAGGTTGAGAGTTCGATTCTCTCAAGTAGATTCTTAGCTTAATGGGAGAGCACCACAAGCGGCGGTCGGTGGTTCGAATCCATCCGTTTCTACAAGCCTTTATGAGAGAAAATCCGCTTTTAGTCCGAGAGTAGGGCGAAGATAGCGCAGGGAATCATCCGCGCGGCATCGGTTAGCCGTTGACTCTATCTGAAAGGTAATGCGAAATCGGATAGGATTAGGAGTATTTGTCGTTTGCGCCCCGGAGAATACGCTTCGGGGCTTTCCTTTGGCTATTTTTTTATTAACCACTTTAATATTTTCTATTATGGGACTTATCAAAAGACCTAACGAGCTGACCGTTAAGACTACCTTGTCAGCACTGATTTACGGCCAACCTGGCATGGGAAAAGCCCAACCACTGTATTGCAATATTCTAACGCCAACTGGATTCAAGAAGTTGTCTGATTTATCCGTCGGCGATGAAGTTATGGGGCATGACGGAAAGGTGCAGAAAGTTCTTGGCATCTATCCGCAGGGGATAAGGCCGGTGTATCGGATTATGACTAATGATTCTGCAATAACCTATTGTGATGAAGAACATATATGGACAGTGAGGTCAAGTACAGGCAATAGCCGAAAGGCGGGATTCAAAAATGTGACTTTAAAGGAAATGATAGCGAAAGGTATCTCTTGTCCTTTGTCTCCTTCCAGACAATCAACAACAAGAAAGGCAATACCTTGTTATGAGATTCCCGTTGCAGAAGCTATGGATTATCCGGAAAAGGAGTATGAAGTAAACCCGTATATTTTGGGTGTTTTAATTGGTGACGGCTCTTTGACTGGCAACGTTGCTATGTTTTCCAATCCTGATATGGATAATCAAATATTGGAAGAAGTCAAGATGCTGTTACCAAGTGTATATTCTATTCGGAAGAATGAAGCTCCGCAGTGCCCACAATATAGTATTGTTCTTCGGGGTAATGGTGAAGGGTATATTCAGAAGATAAAACGTTTAGGATTGAACGTTCATTCCGGAGATAAGTTTATACCTTCTGAATACAAGCTCGGAAGTCGTGAGCAGAGATTGGCCTTGTTACGCGGGTTAATGGATACTGACGGGCATGCAAACAAGAATAGAGTCAGTTTCTCAACATCAAGCCGAATACTTGCGGATGATTTTGTTCATCTTGTCCTTTCCTTGGGGGGAATCGCTAAAGCAGTAGGTTATCCAAGAGAAGACAAGGGGATTGAATATAGAGTTACCGTTAACATGAGCGAATGCCCATTCACGTTAGAACGGAAGGCTGCGCAATGGAAACCTGTCACCCCGTCAAGATATATAATTGACGCAGAAAAGATAGAGGATTCTGAATGTGTTTGTATCAAAGTGTCGAATGAAGACGAACTGTATATAACAGATGACTTTATTGTAACACATAATACCACTCTTGCATTATCGGCTCCCAATCCGGTATTGTTCGATTATGACGGCGGTATTCACCGTGTCAATGCCGCCCATCGTGTACCGACCGTCCAGATTACAAGCTGGGACGAGACGAACCAGGTACTTTCGTCCGAAGAAATCAAGGAGTTTTCCACTATTGTGATTGATACTGCCGGAAAGATGCTTTCTTTCATGGATAAGGCGATTATGGCAGCGAATCCGAAGATGAAGAAAGCGGATGGTACCCTTTCCCTGCAGGGTTATGGAGTACGTAAGAACATGTTCATCAACTTCGTTAATCAAGTCACACTCATGGGCAAGTCTGTTATCTTCGTGGCTCATGAACGGGAGGAGAAAGTAGGCGACGAAAAACAGATACGTCCGGAGATTGGTGGCTCATCTGCCGGTGATTTGATTAAGGAGTTGGATTTGGTTGGTTACATGGAAGCTATCGGTAAAGATAGAACTATTTCTTTTGACCCGTGCGAGAAGTTCTACGGCAAGAACACATGTAATCTTCCTTCTCGTATCAAGATACCCGTTATCATTGATGAGTCCGGTACCGTAACGGGTGAGAATGATTTCATGACGAAAATCATCAGTACTTATAAGGAGTATCAGACGAAGCAGACGGAACTATCTTCCGAATATGATGCGGTTCTTGATGCTATCCGTGACGCAGTGGAACAAGTGACCGATACACAATCTGCCAATTCTGTTCGGGAAGCTTTAGACACCATGACGCATATCTTTGACAGCAAGGTACGGGCAGGCATGATGCTCAATGAGAAGTGCAAGAGACTTGGCTTGAAGTTTAACAAACTCAGCAAAAGGTATGAACCAGCAGCCTAAATACAGATTCTACCCGTCACTGCTCGATAAATTCGAGCAATATTTGCGGGCTGATGAGCAGGTAGAGAGCTTCTGGAATGTCGATAATGAAACGGGAGAATACAAGAAAAGTCCGGAAGAAATTGAAGCGGAGCTGAAGCAAAGCCTACTTGATGCGATAAACCGTGTCCCGTTTGAGAGTGAGGCAGCTGATAAAGGAACGGCCTTTAATGCTGTTATAGACTGCTATATCCACAAGAAAAAGCATATACCAAGCGAACGGGAGCCATACACCATTATCGGTGATGGAGAAACGAATACCATTCAGGTATATTTTCCTGCTACTGATATCGCGCCAGAGCGTAATTTCTTATTTGACCGTAGCTGGTGTATAGAGCAGTCGAAGTATTTTTCCGGTGCATTGTCCCAAGTCTTTGTGTCCGCAGTCATTCCCACTCGCTATGGTGATGTGGAACTTTATGGGTATATAGATGAGCTCGTTCGTGATACTGTATATGATATAAAGATGACATCTAAGTATGATTTTGGCAAGTATGAACACGGCTGGCAGCGCCATGTATATCCTTACTGTCTGATTGCTTCCGGTCAGATGGAAAGCGTGAAAGCGTTTGAGTACACTGCCTATCAGATGAAGGGCGGTACCAGTCGGACACCACTAATTAGCGGAACGCAATACCCGGAATACTACACTTATAACCATGAACAGACGATTAAGCTGCTTACGGCACACTGCGAGCATTTCATAGAGTTTTTGGAAGCAAACCGAGACATTATTTCTGATAAAAAAATCTTTGGATTAGAGTAATGGCACAAGAAGCAATTCTGGAAAAGGTCAACGGCGAGGTACACATAAGCAAGTCTTTTGACTTCATGTGTTCCCAGCTTCGTAATGGTCGGTATCGTGTAAAAATCGAAAGGTTCACAGAGCCAAGGACGATGTCACAGAATGCGCTTATGTGGTTGTGGTTTACTTGTATTGAGCAAGAGACCGGGACGGACAAGCAGGATGTACACGATTACTATTGTAACCGCTTTCTCAGAAGGACTTCGTATTTCAGAGGAAAAGAAATGGTCATTACCGGAAGCACATCGAAGCTCAATACAGTGCAGATGACTGACTTTCTAAATAAGGTTCAGGCCGATGCTGCTGCCGAACTGGGAATAACGCTCCCTCTTCCGGCTGACCGTTACTATAACGAATTTATCAACGAATATAAAGACAGGAGGTAGAAATGAATATCACCAAAGCAAAAATCACGAAAGACAACACGCTTGTTGCCTCTTTCAAGAACGAGAATGAGGACAATGTAACCATTGAGGGAAAGAATCTTATCCATAAGGATTTGCGTGCAGCGTTTAACGAATTGATTCCTCACCTTGCTTTCCTCTGTGAGCAGAAAGAAGCTGATGGAAAGGACTCCATAGATGAACTGCCGGAAGAAATCTTCTCTACATTCGAGGTCACGGGCTACACAGTTAGCGGTTCGGATGACAATGAAGGTGTGGTATTGGTTGGAAAACGTTTTCTTAAAAGTAAGAAGGTGCTTAACCTTATAGCTCCGTTTACCATGTTCAACAATGAGAACGAGGAATATAAGCATGCATTCGAACTGCAGCAGGCAATTGAGGCATGTAATTATGAGGTGGAACAGTATCTTACCGCTAAGAAATGGGCGGTAGTCCAGCAGGAACTTCCGTTCGATGGGGATATTCCTACGGACATTGCAGCCGACCCGGTGGGAGATGCTGCATTTGAAGAGGAAACGAATGAGTTCCTTAAACAAGTAGTGGAACAGAGTGGCACTACTCTGACGATTGACGGGAAGAAAGTGAAGCCGAGAAACAAAAGTAAAAAAGTGAAGATTAAAGAGCCGGCAGCTTGATATGGCAGCACCTTTTTGTATCACCAAATATCCGGACGGCTTCAAACTGAAATTCATGTATCATCCGATGTTGGTTAAATGCGTGAACAATATTCCATCAGTCAAGGCTAACGCAAAGAAAGCATATCTTTTCAATGAAAAGGCGTGGTGGGTTGACTTGGCTGATGAATGGTATGTTGATACAATGGCGAAATGGGCGGTACAGCAGGGATTCTGCGGTTCCGTACAACGGTCGGAGCAAAGAAAGGTCGATATGAGCTTTGACATTGCTCCGATGCCGCAGCTGACCGTTCCCCACGGATTGCTACTTGAACCGTACGATTACCAGAAGGAGGGCATAGCCTATGCTCTGGCCCATAAACGGTGTATCTTCGGTGACCAGCCGGGACTCGGTAAGACCTTGCAGGCAATAGGCACGGTGACGATTGCAAAATCCTATCCGTGCCTTGTTGTATGTCCGGCAGCACTTAAAATAAATTGGCAGCGTGAGTTCAAGAAATTTGCTGGAAAGCAAGCGCTAATCCTTGATGACAAGAACAAAAATACTTGGCAGCGCTTCATTGAAACCAAGTGTTGTGACATCTTCATCACTAACTACGAGAGCTTGAAAAAGTTCTTTGTATTGGATGTGAAGAATGATACGCGGTTTACGCTGAAATCAATCACCTTTGACCCACGTATAACCCTTTTCAAGTCTGTAATCATTGACGAGTCGCATAAGTGCAAGTCTACCAAGACCCAGCAGAGCAAGTTTGTTGAGGGCATTTGTAAAGGCAAGGATTTCATTCTTGAACTGACGGGAACACCGGTAGTAAACGATAATACTGACCTTATACAGCAACTTAAGATAATGGGACGGTTGGAGGATTTCGGAGGGTATAGGACCTTCACCGAACGTTTCTGTAATGGGCCGAAGAAAGCCTCCAATCTGAAAGAACTGAACTGGCGCCTTTGGAATACCTGCTTCTTCCGGCGTGAAAAAGCCAAGGTATTGACCCAGCTTCCGGACAAGACGAGGCAGTATATTGAGATGGATATCACCACACGGCTTGAGTATGAAAAAGCGGAAAACGACCTCATACAATATCTGCGTGTCTACAAGAATGCGGATGATGAGAAGATAGCCAAGTCCATGAGGGGCGAGGTGATGGTCCGCATGGGAATATTGAAAGCCATTTCTGCGCGTGGAAAAATCAAGGCGGCTGCCGAATTCATACATGACGTGATAGACGGTGGGGAAAAGCTGATTGTCTTTGCCTACCTGAAAGAAGTGGTAATGGAGCTGAAGAATATGTTTCCGAAAGCAGTGACTGTTACCGGCGAGGATAATGCTGCCCAGAAGCAGATGGCTGTGGATGCTTTCCAGAACAATCCGGATTGTACGTTGATTATCCTTAACTACAAATCGGGCGGTACCGGGCTCACCTTGACTGCTTCCAGCCGTGTAGCCTTCATCGAGTTCCCATGGACTTTTTCTGACTGTGAGCAGGCGGAAGATAGGGCACACCGTAATGGGCAGAAGAATAACGTCAACTGTTACTATTTCCTTGGCAGGAATACCATTGATGAATACATGTATGGTGTTATCCAACGGAAGAAAGGCATAGCTAACGGTGTCACCGGAACGGACGATGTGGTTAAGGAGAATGTGGTAGATATGGCTATGGACTTATTCAAAGGTAAATTATGAGAAAAAGACAGACTACACCGCAATCGGAAAGTCAGATACAGCATAGCTGTCTGACTTGGTTCCGGATTCAATACCCGTCTTTGAGTCTTATGTTGTTCGCCGTTCCCAACGGTGGAAAGCGTGATGCCAGGACTGGAGCACAAATGAAGTACGAGGGAAGTGTAAGGGGTGTTTCCGATTTGATACTGCTTGTACCTAAGAAAGGATTTTCCGCTCTTTGCATCGAAATGAAGAGACCGAAAGGGAAACAAAGCGAGGAGCAGATAAGATGGCAGAGAGAGGCTGAAAAATTCCGAAATAAATATGTGGTATGCCATTCTCTTACTGAGTTTATGAATGAAGTCAATTCTTACCTATTATGAACTATATTGAGCTAATAAAGAACTTCTGGTTGCAACATAACGCATATTCGCTAACTGTCACAGAAACCGCTTTGTATTTCTACCTGTTAGAAACTAACAACCTCTGTAGGTGGGCGAATACGTTTAACCGTAACAATGGTAAAGTTCTTGCAGACCTTAGCATAGCCTCTCTAAAGACTTTGTCAAATGCTCGGAATAGATTAAAACAAGTAGGATTGATTGACTTCAAAACGAAGAATGGAAGCCCGAATGTAGTGTACACCTTGGTAAAATTTACCGAGGTTGGTGCCGAGGTTGGTGCGCAGGTTGGTGCCGAGGTTGGTGCCGAGATAATAAAACATAAACATAAACAAAAACAGGTGGGTAATTCTGGCGAGTTATTCCCACCGGACCAACCTCCGAAAAAGAAACCTCCGAAACCCAAGGTAGAGTTCATTCCACCTACCGCCGAAGAGGTGAAAGAGTATTTCCGTGATAAACTTCCCGATTGGGAACTGCAAGCGGATATTTTCTACAATCACTTTTCCGGTCTCGGTTGGAAAACTGCTACCGGTGCCAAGGTGGAACGTTGGGATAGTCGGGCCAATCTTTGGATAATCGAGAAAAAACAACAGGACAATGGAAAAACAGAAAATCAAGCCCAAAGACAAAACAATCGGGATGCTGATAAGGCAGCAAAGGCAAGAAACCTCCTTGACGAATATGCAGCCATCGAGCAGGGAAGTAATGCTATCAGCCATCAAGGAGAAATACCCGACCTTTAGTAAGGCTTCTGCCGTATATTCGACATCACTCCAGTCTATGCTTCTTGCAGATACCGAGAAAGCGTACAGCGAGAAGTCTCCCACGCTGTCAGACCTTGAACGGATGTACGGATATGGTTCCTCGTCTCTGTGGGTAAAGACGCAGTTACTGACCATTGATTTTGCTTCTTCCACGAAGGAGGGGGCCGATGAAAATGCCTTGAATGAGTTCTCTGGACTGTTCGTTAGCCAGTATCACTACATCAAACTGACGGAGTTCATATTGTTTGTCGCACGGTTCAAGCTGGGAAGGTATGGTAAGTTCTATGGTTATTTCGATACGATAACCGTTGGCGAAGCATTTCGGAAATTTCTTCGGGAACGGTCAGATGAACTGGATATTATCATTCGTCGACGCAATAACCAAGCTTTGGAGGAACAACAAGCTCCGGTAAAACGGAATCACCAACCGCCCGACGACTTACGGGCAAAACTGAATTTGAAATGAAAGAGACCAAACTGATAGCGACTATTCTGTCAATCCTGGCAGTATATGCCGCTTTTTATTTTGTCTGCTACTGGATAGCAGACTATTGTTTAAGGACTTACTTGTAACTGATGAAAAAAGACACACGATTATGAAACCAAGAAAACAACTAATTGACGCCGCCGTAGCCAATAGTAGCTTCAGAGAATGGGCAAAAGTTCCTAATGACTGGAAACCGAAGGAGATTGATTGAGTTATGAAATCATTGAAAGAGATATTATGCAGCTTAGAAGGGTTGTCCGACATTGAATTATTTGTCATAGACCTATTCTGTGGGGCCGGTGGTTTGTCGGAAGGCGTGGAAGAAGCCCGTTTAAATGGCAATAGATGTGCAAAAGTCGTTTGCTGTGTGAATCACGATAAGAATGCTATCCTTTCACATGATGCCAACATTCCTGATGCACTTCATTTCATTGAGGATATTCGTACACTGGAACTTTCACCGATAAATACTATTGTTGAACGTATCCGTGAATTATATCCTGATTCGATGATAATGCTTCATGCTTCTTTGGAGTGTACCAACTTCTCGAAAGCTAAAGGCGGTCAACCGAGAGATGCTGATAGCCGGACGCTGGCAGAACATCTCTTCCGTTATATTGATGTTATAGACCCTGACTACATTCAGATTGAAAATGTAGAAGAGTTTATGTCATGGGGAGATATGGATGAGAATGGGAAACCTATCAGCATGGATAAAGGAAGACTTTATCAGAAGTGGGTACGCAACGTGAAAAAATATGGTTACAACTTTGAACACCGTATCCTGAATGCTGCCGACTTCGGCGCCTATACCACAAGAAAACGCTTCTTCGGCATCTTTGCTAAAAAGAGTTTGCCGATAGTATTCCCTGAACCGACCCACTGTAAGGGTGGTAGGCAAGATATGTTTTCGCGGCTGGAGAAGTGGAAGCCGGTAAAGGATGTGCTTGATTTCTCTGATGAAGGAACTACCATTTTCAGGGAAAAGCCTCTTGCAGAGAAAACGCTTGAGCGTATCTATAACGGACTTATCAAGTTTGTAGCCGGAGGAAAGGATGCCTTCCTCGTGAAGTATAATTCTATGAACCGTACGGGGAAATATAACGCTCCTGGGATTGACGAACCATGTCCGGTGGTAACAACACAAAACAGACTTGGAGTAGCGCAAGTTTGCTTTCTTTCCAAACAATTCAGCGGACATCCCGAAAGCAAGAATGTATCAGTGGAAGAGCCTGCCGGAACAATCACATGCAGGGACCATCATGCCTTCGTATCAGCGCACTATGGGAACGGCTTTAATCGTTCGGTAAACGAGCCGTCTGCGACAGTTACAACAAAAGACAGATTATCATTAGTAACTCCAAGGTTTATCGCCAATGAGTATTCCGGTGGAGGACAACATACAAGTATTGATAATATTTGTCCGGCAATTTTAACCAATCCCAAGCAAAAACTTATAACATGCAAGCCTTGGATTATGAATACTTCTTTCTCAAATATTGGTAGCAACATAGAGGAACCGGCACAGACAATAACCGCAAACCGGAAATGGCATTATCTGATGAATCCACAGTTCAACAGTGCTGGCAGCTCCGTTGATAACCCCTGCTTCACCCTGATAGCACGAATGGATAAGATGCCGCCCTATCTGGTAGCAACAGAAAGCGGTCAGATAGCGATTGAAATCTACGACAATGATAGTCCTATGACCGTGAAGATAAAGGAGTTCATGTCACTGTATGGCATAGTGGATATTAAAATGCGGATGCTTCGCATTCCTGAACTAAAACGTATCATGGGCTTTCCGGAAGATTATGTGTTAGTTGGTACACAAGCTGACCAGAAGAAGTTTATCGGAAATGCGGTAGAGGTTACACAGGCAAAGAAGAATGCCGAAGCACTTTGTGCAAAACTTAGAGATTTAAGATTGAAGAAATTAAAAGAAGTAGCTTAATGAAAGAATATATAGAATTTTTAAAAGACAAGATGGCCATCAGCTGTCAGACCGGGTTCGAGGTCAATCCGGATGAACTGACACCGTCGTTATATCCCCATGTGAAAGATACTGTTCGCTGGGCGGTGTCCGGTGGTTGCCGTGCCATATTCTCCAGTTTTGGTATGCAGAAAACCGTTACTCAGTTGGAGATACTTCGGGTAGTTCTGAAACACAAAGGCGGCAAAGGGCTGATAGTTTGTCCCAAACGTGTAGTGGTTGAGTTCCTTACACAAGCGGAACAACATCTGCACATGAAAGTGACCTATGTACGAACTATGGCTGATGTGATGATATGCCCGACTGACATCATGGTTACGAACTACGAGCGTGTGCGCGACGGTGAAGATGGTGTAAGAATAGAACCTTCCTACTTCACCGCAACATCATTGGATGAAGCGAGCGTATTACGTGGTTTCGGTACCAAGACTTATCAGGAGTTCCTTCCCTTGTTTGCGGATGTTCCCTACCGCTTTGTAGCCACCGCCACGCCATCGCCCAACAGATACAAGGAGCTGATACATTATGCCGGTTATCTCGGTGTGATGGATACCGGGCAGGCACTTACCCGTTTCTTTCAGCGTGACAGCACGAAGGCAAATAACCTTACCCTTTATCCGCACAAGGAGAAGGAGTTCTGGTTGTGGGTAAGTACATGGGCGTTGTTCCTCACCAAACCGTCCGACCTTGGTTATCCCGATACCGGATATGAATTGCCGGAACTACGTGTACATGAAGAAGTGGTTAGTGTTGACAACTCCACTGCCGGAACCGACCGTGACGGACAAGTGAAGATGTTCCGTGAGGCTGCTCTCGGACTTGCCGACGCAGCGAAAGAACGTCGGGACAACATGCAGGAAAAGATTGCCCGTGTGGTGGAAATCATTAACCGTCCTGAAAACAAAGGCGACCATTTCCTTTTATGGCATGACCTGGAGAATGAACGGAAGGCTTTGTGTGACGCCATATCCGGATGTAAGGCTGTGTACGGTTCGCAGGATGATGGGGAAGCCGACAAAGTGATAGCGGACTTTAAAGACGGCCGTCTGAAATATCTGGCTGCCAAACCGGAGATGCTTGGTGAAGGTTTGAACTTTCAGTACCACTGCCATAAGGCAATCATGTTCATCGACTACCGTTTTAACGACAAGTTCCAGGCGATAGCCCGTATCTGCCGTTTCATGCAGCAGCATCCCGTA